AATAGAACACTACTCAGAAAAACTACAAGAGTTCATACAAAAAGATAGAGGACTATCAATACCAGGCGCACCAGTCGGATGTGACTTTGATGTTGCTGATGACTACTCACTAGGCAAGTTTGAAAAGTTATATGGCATTTAGTGAAATAAATTGGTACTGCGATACAGACTATATGTTAGATGTATGGGAAAAATGTGGTCGTAAACCAACTACTTTAAAAGACCCAAATATAAGTGAGTTTGTGAAGCCATTGTTAACAGTATTTGACGCTGCTGTAAAAGAAAAAAAGTACCAAATAGGTGTACTACAAAGAATAAATAGTAAAGAAGAATATGTTGGAAAGAATTGGAAGTCAGCATATATTTGGGGTTTTGACCCTTTTTATGTAAAAATAAATGGAGACAAAGTACACGCAGCAATCTGTGATGTAACTGAGCCATTAAGTATAGAAGGCGCGCACTTAGCAGTATACACTAGTTTAGACTATAATGCATTAGCATTAGGTTATAATAAATATTGGGGGCAAAACTCTGCTAGAAGAAAAGTAGTAACTACAAAAGAAATATTTGGAGCTCATGTACGTACAGACGACCTTAACATTATGTAACTTTCCGCTATATGTTCTAACACAAGAACCTGAAGTAATAGACGGATTAGTATGGATAAATGATGAGGTAGTAGATGATAGAAATATGTTAGGCGAAACTTTAGGTAAGAGAAGATTACAAACTCCTATGAAAAGTCTGTATTCTTTACATAGACAAATAGATGAGCCTAGAAATGTATATAAACATAGAGGTAAACATTTTATAGATAGTAGCGGTACTTATTATTACAAAGAACTAAAACCTATTGGAACTATAAAATACCATAAGATTACTGCAATAAAAGAAAAACATGGCATAAAAACTATTAGATGCCGAGACTTAGCAATAACACTAAAGACAAGAACTCCACCACCAGTAAATGCAAAATGGTGTGGAGTTTTATACGTAAAGAATATGCCCTGGACATTATGGGAATATAGTGAAACTAAAAAGAAAAACAGGAAAAAGAACGTATGATACATCTAAATGTACATAACTTTATTAATAATTATGAAGTAGAAAGACTAGAGCATGTTATTCATTTGGATGAAGACCAAGTGTTAGGAATACCAAATGATAATATTCATAGACACTACCCTGCATTAACTAGTCAATATCATGTATATAATTGGTTGCAGAATCCTGCAGTTGCTTCTTTAAATTTGCCTGACAGGTTTTTTGATATGAAAGTATTACAACCTTTTGATGAATTATATATTCAGTGTTGGTGTAACATTGTAAGAAAAGGGGAAAAATTAAGTAAACATGTACACGCAGGAATCAAAGGACATAATAAATTCTTTGGAGCAAACTTGTTTATCACTGGTAATACAAAACCAGGCACTTGGTACGAAGGAATAGGCACAGTAGAAAATACACCAGGAACACTAACTTTTTTTGATTCTAAGTTTCCTCATGCTGTTCCTGTTAATAAGGGGGACATTCCTAGAGTTAGTATGGCATTTGATATTTGGTATGAAAAACCACCAGGATATGAAGAGCCTCGTTGGCTTACATTTAGAAGAGAAGAATTAATAACTGACCCCATGGGTCGATGCTGGCCAGATTGGCCTCCAGGAGAATAATATGGTAGATATAGAAAATTTAAAAAAAGCATTAGAACGTAGTATTGTACTTATAGAATTTGAATCGTTAAAAAGCGGTAAAACATACAGTAGAGAGTATACTCTATCTCAAGATTATTTACCATTACCTAACCATATATCACGACAGTCTGGAGATAGATTGATATGTTTTGATATAGATTTTCAGAAATGGGAAGATATACTCCTTACAACTATAAGTAAGTGGACAGTAGTAGATTCTATTCCAAATAACCCCTACGGAGCTGCGCTTTGGACAGACAAGAACATGGATAAAAATTAATGTGTGGATTTGTAATATCTAATAAGAAAGGTATAGTTCGAGAAGCACTATTACGACAGCGACACAGAGGCCCAGACGGGGTTTCTATGTGGTCTGGTGGCGGTATTGAAATGGGGCATGTACTATTAGATATAAATGGTAGTAATACAATTCAACCGTATACTACAAAGAAAGGAAACATTCTAGTATTTAATGGAGAAATGTATAACTGTCCTATAGAGAACGATACAGAGTGGTTAGGAGAAGGCATGGACAGATATGGATTACGCTTTCTAGAATACAATAATTGGCACGGCTCTGTTGCTTACTTTGATAGAAAAAAGAACGAACTACTTGTCACAAGAGACCACTTTGGTGCTAAGCCGTTATTTTATCAAATGTTATCAGAAACAGAGTGGATGTTTAGTACAAGCTTAAGAAGCATGGTACATAAGAAAATTGATGAAAAACATAAAAATTCTTTTGTATTTAATCCTATATGGGCAGGTACAGATTGTCCTTATCAAAACACTTGGAAAGTAGCTCCTGGTCAAACCTATAAGTTTGATTTAAATAAGCCAGGAGACCGAGTACATAAAAACTTATGGGACTACTGGAGAATACAATCTAGAAGATTCAAGAAAGAACAAGTTAGAGAAAAACTAATAGCAAGTATACAATCTATTGCTAAAAATAATCAGAAAACAGGAATCTTTTTAAGTGGAGGATTGGATAGTACATTTGCTCTATCAGTAGCAAAAGATATGGACTTAGATTTAACAGCATATATACTAGCTTATGACGAAAAGAAAGGGGCAGTACAAGACCATGATACTTTTAGAAATGAATCCAAAATGGCAATAAAGACTTGCGAAGAGTGGGGCGTACCTTATAAAGTAGCAACACTATATGAAAAAGATGTGGAGCATTATGGAAAAATGTGGATGAATTATACACACTTTCCATGGACAGATAGACTAAGACAAGCACCTAGATATCTACTAGCAAAAACAGCTTCAGAAGACGGGTGTAAAGTTATACTCACAGGAGACAGTGCGGATGAATTGTTTACAGGGTATTATCATCACGAAAAAAGGTGGGAAGAAGGCTATGATGATGAGACTGTAAAAAGAGCAGAAAAGTACAGATGGACTCCCCATAAAATATGGCATGATGAAGACCATTGGAACAATGGTTTATTCTATGATTTATTAGTAACCTCAGAGAATAATATACTAGCAGCTGACCAAACTTGTGGTATGTTTGGTATGGAGTCAAGACCTGTATTTTTACAACAAGATTTTGTAAGATGGATATTTGAACAAGATGGAGCAATTAAGTTTAAAACACACCCAAGCTATCCTAAAGGAACATACAAGTATATTTTAAGAGAACTACTAGGAGATATGCTTCCAGAGCATGTGCGAAACAGAAAACAAAAAACAGGATGGTCAAGTCCTTGGAACAACAACGTAGCAGAACTACAAGAAGAATGGAGAGAACAAGATTGGGAAACACTGAAAAGTTATCAATAGGATTTACCTGTGGAGCATTTGATTTACTTCATGCAGGACATATAGTAATGCTCAAAGAAGCAAAGCAAAACTGTGATTATCTAATAGTAGGTTTACAGACAGACCCAAGCATTGATAGGCAAGAAAAGAATACACCTGTTCAATCTGTATTTGAAAGATATGTACAACTACGAGCAGTAAAGTATATAGACGAGATTATTCCATATGACACAGAACAAAGCCTACTAGACTTACTAGAGGCTACAGAAATACATCTTCGATTTGTCGGAGAGGATTATGTCGATAGACATTTTACAGGCAAAGGACTGCATGAGATTTTTTACACAAGTAGACAGCACTCTTTTTCTAGTACGAATTTGAGAAATAAGATACATGAAAGCAGTTCTTAGTAACAGAATATATTTAGAAGTAAATAAAGAAACACACAATTCTATCGAGAAGGAACTTACTTATACAATTCCTGCTCGTATGCCCCAAGACCCTCCTTTAGTATTTAAAACAATTAGATACATAAAAGATGGTTTAATCTCCATACCTATTGGAAGAGTGGATTTGATACCACATGATTACGAAATAATCGATAAGCGTGTTACCTCGCCAATAGAACATGCAGACTTTAAGTTTGATTTACGACCTTCTCAAAAGGCGGTTCATGACGAGATAGATGACAATGCTATAGTAAACGCATGGGTAAGTTGGGGCAAGACATTTACAGGTTTAGCTATCGCAGCGAAGCTTGGTCAGAAAACATTAGTTGTTACCCACACAACTAACTTAAGAAATCAGTGGGAAAAAGAGGTAGAAAAATGCTTTGGAATTAAACCAGGCAGAATAGGTAGTGGAGACTTTAAGACTAATGCTCCTATCGTTATTGGGAATATTCAGAGTTTATACCGAAAAATGACTGACATTAAAAAGATGTTCGGGACAGTTATTTTAGATGAAATGCATCACGTCAGCAGTCCAACTTTTACACGAATTGTAGATGAAATGCCTGCTCGTTATAAAATAGGTCTCACAGGAACACTAGAACGAAAAGATGGACGTCATGTGGTGTTTAGAGATTACTTTGGAAACAATGTATTCAAACCACCTAAAGAAAACTATTTAATACCAAAGATTCATATTGTAAAGTCAGATGTAATATTTCTTGATGGAGCGTATACTCCATGGGCAGAACGTATAAATCATCTAGCGTACAATGAAGAATATGTACATAGCGTAGCTCTGATTGCATCAAAGTATGCAGCACTAGGGCACAAAGTATTAGTAGTATCAGATAGAGTTGCATTTCTAAAAGCCTGTGCAAGATTGTGCGGGGATAATGCAGTATCAATCACTGGAGATATGGATTTTGAAGAAAGAGAAAATACTATGCAACTAATAAAAGAAGATAAAAATATTTTATTTGGAACACAGTCAATTTTTTCTGAAGGCATATCTTTGAATGACCTGAGTTGCCTAGTACTAGGTACTCCTGTCAATAATGACCCCCTTCTTACACAGTTAATTGGTAGGGTTATAAGAGATAAAGAAGGAAAACAACAACCAGTAGTGGTTGATATACATTTAAAAGGAAAAACAGCAGCTCGACAAGCAAATGCTAGAATGGGCTACTATATAAAACAAGATTACGAGGTAAAAATATTATGAGTGTAGAAGTACAACTTAACTTAGAAAAAATGAGGCAAATGAAGATATTTCTTGCAACTCCAATGTATGGTGGTATGTGCCATGGTATGTACACAAAGTCTTTAATGGACACAACAAATGTAGCAATGCAGTATGGAATACATATTCAGATTTATTATTTGTTTAATGAATCTTTAATTACTAGAGCAAGAAACTATTGTGTAGCAAACTTTTTAAAATCAGATGCTACCCATTTACTTTTTATAGATAGCGATATACATTGGAGCGCAATGGACTTGATGTATATGTTACATATTGTATCAGAAAAGCCAGAACTATATAGAATTATGTGTGCATTATATCCTAAGAAAACTATTGCTTGGGAGAAAGTATTGAAAGCAGCACAATCAGGAGACTATGACGATAAACCATGGGAACTAGAAAAATTAGGAGGGGATATGGTATTTAATCCTTTACCTGATGAGTACCCTGATGGAAGAGCACCCATCAATGAACCAGTAAAAATTAAAGAAGGTGCTACTGGATTTATGTTAATAGAAAGAGGTGTTTTTGAAGAGTATGCAACAGCTCACCCTGAATTACTATATACTCCTGACCATTTAAGAGAAGGAGAGTTTGCTTTAAATGAGAAGATTCATGCTTTCTTTGATTGTATCATAAATGAACAAAACAGGTATCTATCAGAAGACTACATGTTCTCCGAATATTGTAGAAATCTAGGCATGGATATATGGGCATTACCTATGATAGAACTAATGCATTGTGGTAGTTATATATTTCAAGGTAGCATAGCAAGAATGGCGCAAGCTGATGTTCATGCTACAGTTGACGAGGAAACTATAAAAAAGATGCAAAAGGCTAAAGCTGAAAAAGCTCAGAAAAATAGTTCTTGACACGCGCTCAAAAATTTGTTATAATATGTTACTATTTAATTGGAATAAGATAATGAGAGTAAGCAACGGAAATGTTGATGATATGATTCAGATACTTAGAATCATTACTTACAAGATTCAACCAAAAAATTATTACGATAAAACATTTAAGTTTTATAAGCATAAATTCGGAGGCTCTAGCTTCATCCTAAACCCAAAGGATTTGCTAGAACGAGGAAGGGCATTGAGTGATAGAGAGGTTGTGGAGTATGCAGGTGTCGCATCATTCCGCAACTATTACGACTATGTCCGAACAAAAGACACCACACTAGACCTCTTTGACTGTGAAGTTAGTGAGGAAATTATAAATAATAACAGACTGCTTGAAATAAAAGATGGAAGGGTACACTTTTGTTTTGAGGAGACATTAGGAGAATAAAATGGCAATTGGATTCAACCAAACCAAGGGCTCAGCCCAAAAAGAAAAAATCGAAACTTATAACTACGCTGGTAAAGAAGACCACCATGTAAGATTAGTTGGTGACTTACTACCAAGGTACGTTTACTGGATTAAAGGTGAAAACGGAAAAAACATTCCTATGGAGTGTCTATCATTTGATAGAGAGAATGAAACCTTTAACAACAAAGAACATGACCATGTTCGCGACTTTTACCCAGACTTAAAATGTGGATGGTCTTATGCCGTTCAGTGCGTAGACTACGCTGATAAATCTGTAAAAGTTCTTAATCTAAAAAGAAAGTTGTTCGACCAAGTTATAGTAGCTATGGAAGAGTTGGGTGACCCAACAGACCCAGTTACTGGTTATGACATTCATTTCAAAAGAAAGAAAACTGGTCCGCAGGTATTTAATGTTGAGTATCAATTACAAGTTCTAAAGTGTAAACCAAGAGAACTTGAAGATTGGGAAAAAGACTTAGTTGCAAATCTAAAGTCTATGGATGACGTTTTACCAAGACCAACAGCTGACGCTCAACTAGAGCTATTAAGAAGAGTTAATGACCAAGGTGGAGAGACACCTAGCGAAGTATCAGAGGAGTTTGATGTATCATGATGATTGGAGTAGGAGAAAAGTTTCCTGCATTTAAATTGCAGGGTGTCAACAAAGACAACGAGTTTGTAGAAGTTTCAGTTACTGAACACTACGACCCGTTAAAGCACGATTATACAGTAATCTACTTTTATCCGAAAGATTTTACTTTTATCTGTCCTACAGAAATTGCAGGAATGGATGTATTAGTAGATGAGGCAAACGTAATCGGTATTAGTGGTGATAATGAGTTCTGTAAGTTAGCTTGGAAAAAAGATAACGAACTGATTGGAAACATTAACCACTCATTAGCAGCAGACTGTGGTTTAAGACTTGCAGAAGAACTAGGAATAGTTGATGAAGAAGCAGGTGTTTGCTACAGAGCAACCTACATTATTGATAGAAATGATGTAGTACAACATGTAAGTGTTAACGCACTTGACACAGGCAGAAATGCTAACGAAGTTCTTAGAACTTTACACGGCATCAAAGCTGGTGGATTAACAGGGTGTGAATGGACACCTGGGGATGACTTTGTAGTATGATTTTATTTACAGCAGATTGGCATATTAAATTAGGACAAAAGAACGTACCAGTAGCGTGGGCTTGCTCTCGTTATCAAATGTTCTTTGAACAAGTGCAGGAAGCTGTAGATAATCATGAAGTTAATCTTCACATCATAGGTGGGGACTTGTTTGACCGAGTCCCTTCTATGGATGAGCTTACTTTGTATTTTGATTTTGTAAAAAGAACAAAAGTAAGAACAATTATCTATGATGGCAACCATGAAGCCACTAGAAAAAATAAAACTTTCTTTGATAATTTAAAGAGAGTAACAAATGAATTAAATCCTTTAGTAGAAGTTATAACAGAAACTTACTATGAGGATGATTGGGCAATATTACCTTATGCAGACTTGCATAAAAAGAAAAGTATAGAAATGATAGATGCAGACTATTTATTTACTCATGTAAGAGGCG